GCGAGAACCTCGAGGAAACGGCTGTGCTCTTTGTACATGAACAGCCCGTTACCGCAGTCGTCGAGCGGAGAAACGAAGCGGTTGCCGCCCGAGTCTAGGTCCTCGACCAGCGCAAGCACGAGTACCGACGCGAGTTTTCGCTCGGGGCCGTTCTCGCCCTCGATCTGCACGACAGCCCTCGTCCCCGGGAGCGCCGGGATCACCTGGTGGATGCGGTACCGCTCTTTCATCCTCTGCGTCATGATCTACCTCCTTGTGATGCGGTGGCACCCTCCCCACCCTCCCCACCCACTTTCCTCCCCTTCTATACTCTGTACTATCTGTACTACTTTCTGATGGTTTGAGGTTGGGGAGGGTGCCACCTTTCGGACTTATTCTAGGGCCTACCGTCACTTCTCGGGTGGCACCCTTGCCCTAAAAAGGGTGCCACCAGGTTGGGGAGGGTGCCACCCGGTCATTCGTCCGGGTTGATGCTCTCGTACCGACGAACCTTGACGCCATCGATCTTGCGCTCGACCCTCCGGTGGGTACCGATGCGGGCCATCATCATGCCGACCTTCGTGGCCATGGGCGCCCACTGCGAGGCCGGGACCTCCTGCTCCTCGAGGAAGTCAGCGACCGTGAACGTGTGCTTCGCACGGGCGTACTGCACGAGGCGCGGGAAGAGCGGGTCTTGCGTCTCGTACCCGCTGTTCTGCTCCTCGCGCTGCTGCTCGAGTTCAGGCTCTAGCCAGTGCTGCTCGCCCTGCCGCCACGCCTCCATCGCCTCGGCCCAGACCTGCTGGTACTCGGCCTTGACCAGCTCGGTGTCGACACTGTCCACCGAGACAACCCACCACCGGCGGTTGCCGGTCGGGTCGTGGAGCGGCTCGTCGTCGTTCGTGGTGGCGAAGAACGCACAGGTCCGCGGAACCTCGATCGTGTGCTTGCCGTACCACGGGCGGTACTTATCGGTCGCCGAGCTGATGTAGTTCTTGACCGTGTCCTGGTCGGCCTTGCGCTTCCCCGCGAGCTCCGCGAGTTCATAGAGCCACACGCCCTGGAGCGCGACGTACTTCTCCTTGCTGTCCCAATCGATCTTGGTGTTCGAGTACCACGCGGGATCGTGCGCCATGATCTGGCAGAGGGTGCTCTTGCCCTTGCCGTGGGCACCGTGGAGCACGAGGACGGTGTCGAGCTTAGAACCGGGCTCCATCACGCGACGCACGGCGCCGATGCAGGTCTTGCGCGCGTAGGCCCGATGGAGCGGCGTGTCGAGAACCTGCGCCCACCTGGTGAGCCACGTATCGAGGCGCGGGACGCCGTCCCATTCGAGCGAAGTCAACCAATCGCGGACGGGATGGTATCGGTTCTCGTAGGCGATCAGCTCGAGCACCTCGTTCGTGTCGACCTTCTTGAACTCGACCCGGTGCCGACTGGCGATCTTTAGCCGCATCTCCGTCACGTCATGGTCGGCGATCGACTTCCCGTTGACCATGATGTTCTGCTTGAGCTCCGAGTACTTGATGTCGCCCGCGAACATCGGGTCCCCGCGGAGGATGATGTCGAGGTTGAGGAGGCTGGACTTCGGGCGGCTCGGCACGATCTGTCCCGCGACGATCTTCGGCGGGTTCATCTCGAGGTCGAGGTCGAAGGGCTCCTCCTCGGCCGGCGCGGCGAGGTTGAGCAAGGCGCGCATTTCGTCTTTGGTGGGCATGGGATCCTCTAGGACAGAAGGGTGTGGAGCGGCGCGTGCCACCCGCAGGAGTTGAGATGCGAGCACTTGGCATGGCCGGGACCGGAGATGGTCCACCACACCGACTTATCGGCGCACTGCGGGCACTTGACGTGCCGAACGTGTAGAGCGTGAATGTCGGCGCCCAGCTGCTGACCGAGCGTAGTCCGCGCGGTCGGGTCGAGGCGCAGCACGCGGGCGAGCTCCCGGTCGGCCGCATCCCGCGACCAGGGCGTGCGTCTCGGGATGGAGACAGGCTTCGGTACGGGTGGCCGCGGCTTCTCCTTGACCATATCGAAGAGCCACGCGGGCGCGTCGGCCGCTTCGCGCGTGAAGCCCGGCTCATGGATCCACGCGTAGACATGCCCGATGCGGTGGACGGTCGGCGGCGCGCAGACATACCCGCCCTCGCCTCGCACATCGACGCCGGGCGCCATGCGCTGCGCGTTGCGGATCGTCACGCCCTCGGGGTAGCGCCAGTAAAGGTGAGCGCCTCGGGAGGTCCGCACGCCTAGTGTATGCACTAGTCCGTGCTTGATCACTTGCTCGTCGTACCACTGTTGAGCAGCGTCCCCGTCAATATCGAGGACCCACACGCCCGAGACGCTGCCGGTCACAATGCCGACGCCGGCTCTCGGGTTCTGGGTCCACCATTCGCGCACCTGCGCCTCATCGGTCGTGGCCTTCTCGTGCCATCCATACAGACGAGGGTGCTTGCCTCTCTGCTTCTCGTCGCAGTCGGTGCCCTTACGGCACGCGCACCGCTGGGTCGTTGGATCGATCTCGTAGAGCGGGTGTACGCGTAAGCCCGCGGCTGCGTACCGCAGCGCGTATCGGATGTTCGCCATGTCTCGCCGCGTCTTTCGCCGGGTGGAGCGGGGGGCTTTGCGCCCCCCGCGAGCGGAGGATCAGTCCGCGTCCGGCGAGGACATCACTAGGCTAACGGGATGGCCTGCGCCGCGTCAACCATCTCGATCCTTCGTCCGATCCACCGCATGACATTGACGGCCATGCTGTTGCCGAGCGCCCGGTAGCGCGGTCCATCGGGACACTCGCTCGCAGGCTTGCCCTTCCACGGGATGGCGGTCCACCCATCGGGGAACCCTTGTAGGCGCTCGCACTCGGTGGGTGTGAGGCGACGGACGGACATAGGCTGCACGACCATCGGCGTATTGCGTCCGCTCGCGTTGCTGTTCGTGTTGAGCGTGTTCGTGACGCTCCCCACGCGACGCTCGCCGAGTTGGTTCTGCGCGAAGGCCATCGGCTGCACGACCGCGACATCCGTACCCGCATCGCTGCGGTCGCGAGGCCAATAGGTGATCGTCGGGCTGTGGTCCTGCGGCGACCATCCTTCTGCGTCCTCATTCGACATCGGATTGTGCGTCTTGGCGTAGGTCGAGGCCACCGGCAGGATGTGCCCAGGCTTGGTGTCGCTGTCTACTCCCTTGGCGTCTCGATGCTGCAAGCAGCCCGCGACATCAACGCCGCCAGCAGCATCGGGGGCAGCGCCTTTCCTCGTCGCTCGGCGCGTCGGAGGATCCCATCGCACGCCTTCTGGCTCAAGTAGAACCGCGGCGGCACGAGCGAAGTCTCCTCCAGCACATCCGACAACGAACACACGGCGTCGTCGCTGTGGGACGGCGTGAGGGTAGCCGTCCACTCGGACATACTGTGCGTCCAGCACTCGGTAGGCCCACCCATACCCGAGTTCGCCCAGCGCCCCGAGGAAGGCTCCAAAAGCCCTGCCAGCGTCTTGCGACAGGACGCCAGGGACGTTCTCCCAGACGATCCACCGAGGGCGCAGTGCTTGCGCCAGTCGGACGAACTCCAGCGTAAGGCCACCACGAGGGTCGGCAAACCCACTGCGCAGTCCTGCAACAGAGAATGCCTGGCAGGGGGTTCCACCGACGAGGAGTTCGATGCCAGCAGATCGAATAGGGTGATCTGGTTCGGTGAGACGAGTAAAGTCTCCGTAGTTGACGACATGCGGGTATCGCTCCTTGAGGACGGCAGACGGGAAGGCTTCGATCTCGCAGAACGCCGCAGGCTCCCATCCGAGCGGGTGCCAGGCGACGGACGCGGCCTCGATGCCAGAGCAGACGGAGAGGTACTTCATGCCGCCACCTTCTTACGCCGCATCGGCCGCGCGCCCCTCTGGCGCCCGACCATGTACGGGAGCTCCATGTCCCGCGCCCACTTCCACACGGCCTGCCGCAGGGTCTTACGATCCATCGGGCTACGCGTCTCCTCGGCGATCTCGTCCCAGGTGAACGCGCCCGTGTTCCAGAGCGCGAGGGCCTCGTGGTACTCGTCGCGCATCCGGTAGCGCGTGGGTGGGCATCCCCACGCCACGAGGATGTCGCGCATGGTCGAGGTCCTCATGCGCTCGCGCCGTGCGAGGTACTCAAGGGTCACGCCGTCCATGCGCTCCATGATCCAGAGCAGCACGAGGACGGGGTCATGGTTGGTCGGGGCGCTCACGGCATCCCCTCCTCGACCATCTGCCGCACATCATCGGTGGACAGCTCGATCGTAAACCACGAGTGCCCATCCGGGCACACACGCCGACGCATCAGCACGTCGGGCGTGTACCAGGTGGCGACCTCGGAAGCCTTGCGGATCTCGCCGACCCATGTACGTCGGGTGCTCTCCGGGTGGCGCGTCTCGGTGACGCGGGATGGCTTGCCGCAGCGAGTGCATGTCATACCTTCACCTCCCGCAGCGCCACATCGACCCGCGGCTCCTCGCCGGGCGCCACATAGAATGACCCGGCGTTGATGCTGACGATGCATCGGTCATTCTCGATCACGCGCGCGATTTGCATGGCGTCGAGCACGATCTTCACGATGTTGTCGAGGTCATGGCGGCTAGTCGCCGGCAGGCTGTAGGTCGGCATCTTCCAGAGCTCGCGCGGGATGTAGGCCGGACGCGTCTTTGGGCGCGGATGGTAGGCCGTCACATCGACCTCCCAGAGCGGGTGGATGCCGTCCCACGGTACCGAGCTGCCATCCTCGACCACGAAGTAGCCCGACGTGTGGTGCTGCTCCCGCAGTTGGTGCGCTGCCTCGTGCTCCCACGCCCTGGTCGTCTCCGGCGTGCGGGCGCTGCCCGTCGCACGGGAGAACTCCGGGCGCCCCTTGCCCCGCGGCTCGAGGCGAATGGTGTAGTGCTGGTCCATCATAGACCTCCCAGCATCAACAGGCGCGCGGTGCCGAGCCTAAGGTAATGCCAGCCATCCTCGCCCTCGACGATGTCGCGGCGATCGAAATCGGTCCAGTGCAGGCGTAGCCGTCGCGCGACTCCCGTGGGCCC